CGTACACGCCAAGAAACACCAGTCGCTCCTGACCCCAGGACGACAATTGCTCGAAAGCCCCCGCACTCAACGCGAATGTGTCGACGACGGTATCGGCTACACCATCGTCGCCAAATCGCCAAGTCGTCAGCGATGTCGCGTCCGCCGAGACGATTTCGCCACGCCCAAGCAGCCGCGTCACACGCCGCAGACTTTCACGGCAAGGCCCCTGCGACCGTGTCCAGTGGGCGCAATAGATGTCTAGGGCACTCCACGTCCCGGTCTGCTCGCCTGCGTCTCGTAGCGCGTCCTGCGCAATCTGCGCGGCTTGAAAGCCGCGATAGTCACGGGCATCCAGCAAGGTGTCGAGCTTCCCGGCCCCGGCGACGATGCGGGCTTTGACCTGTAGGTAGTCGGCGGCGATGTCGACGACGGTGCCTTTACGGTTGACAGTGCCGATCTGAAGATCCGCCGTCGACCCTTTCGACGGCGCCGAGGCGGCGCTGAAGAACACCTCCGCCGTCCATGCGCCGGTACGTGGTAGCTCCAGGTTGCCGCTGACGATGCCATACTGGCCAAAGTGATGATCGGCCATCGCTTACCCCTGTCGCCTCGTCGCCGCCCCAGCATTGAGTGCAGCCGGGCCTTGGTAGTTCTTCTTCGCCGCTCGCGCCGTCGGAGCTGCCGTCGGCTGCTTGTCGGTAGTGACGGGCTTCGACTTGCCGTTGTCGACGCCCTGTGGGTTGGCGGCGGTGATGAGGAGACGATCTTGCTCCAGCTTCGACGACGAGGCGCCGCTGCCGATGCGCAGCACCTTCGGGTTGTAGCCTTCGAGGGTGACGTGGAAGATAAGTCCGCGATCATGCGTCGGAATCGACTGCTTGACGAAGACGATCTGATTGATGCCGTGTAGGTCAAGAAATGGGTGGTAGACGGGCACAGCGTTCCGGCGCGATAGGTGCCGCGCCACTAGCTTGTCTTTGATTCGTAGGTAGTCAGCGAACCAGTCCTTTCCCGACGTGAGGTCCCGAAATAGCGACAAGGTGATCTTGATGGGGATGGCGTCGATGCCGTGGCTAACGAAGCTGCTGTAGTCGGTGCCCGGCTCCTTGCGCTTCTCGATGTCAAGCTCAAGCCCCGTCTCGATGGGGCGAGCAAGTGGGAGACTGTAGTTAAGTACACGAATGCGATCGAGCGGGTGCAGTGTCGCTGTACCCGGAAGGGGAAAGGATCGCGTATAGTAGGCGAGGTTGAAGCCCATGCGGCAAGGTAGCGGGATTGGGGGCTGAGGGCGACGGCGACAAGACGGCGAGGCAACGAGGCGGCGACTAGCCTTCGAGGGCGGTGCGTTCAAACAGTCTCGTCAACTCGCGGCGAACCTCGCGACCGATGATCTGCCCCGTCTCCTCTGGATTGCCACTGCCACTTACCATCACATTTACGACTACATCGCCACGTCCCGAGCCCTGCCCGCCGAGACCAAGGCTGTAGTCTTTGCCCCGCGTACCCGACAACGGGACAACAGCCTCGGGGCCAGCCTCGCCGATCAGCGCCAGCGTCGGGCCGTTGACGATGCCGCCCGCCGCCATTTTGGGGATGTCAAGCTCGCCCACGCCCGCCGCGTTCTCCTTCGCCCACGCTCCAAAATCCATTGCCGCCGCCCTCGTCGTGTCGCTGCCGGTAATTTCCTCCCCGAGCATGCGGCGATTCGCGACGGAAACTTCGGCAAGCGCGGCGATGCCCTCACTGAAGTCGTCTTTTGACAGCCGCTTCGAGACGTCGGCGTCTGCCTTGTCTGAGGCTTCTTTCTGTTTGCGCTTTCTTTCTTCGAGGATACTGCCCGCGTTTTTGAACCCCTCCCAGATACCCGCGCCGATGTACTTGGCTATTTCTAGCAGCGTCCCGCCGATAGCGTCGACAAAACCCCCCGGCTCGGCGTGCAAGATCTTGTCGAACCAGCCCCAAGCCTCTTTGAGGAAACCGATTAGCTTTTCCGCCATCACCTCTAAAACCCCCATGAATCCTTGGATATCAGATGCACTGATCTTGTTGAGACCGCCGAGTAGTGTATCTGTCAACCTTTCAATCATTTTTAAGAATGCTTCTGCATTCTTGGGCTTTAAAGCATCAGTAACGCGCCCGAGGAACTTTTGAAAAGCCTGCACCCCAGACCACTGATCAAGGTCGACAGACTTTAGCAAATCGCCGAAAGCGCTCTTGACGTTCGAGATGGAGCCCGTCAAACTCTTCTCGCCCATCTCACCAGCGAAGGTGCCGATCTCTGACTTGCCTTCTTCAAGCGACTTGATCGCCGCATTTAGGAACGTGTAGACACCGACCTGACCCGTGCTGATAACTCGTTGCACCTCTTTGAGTTTTGCCTCGTCAGTCATGCCCTCTTTGATCTTCATGGTGGGTGCTAGCTTCGGATTCTGCATCAACGCCTGGACGACGCCTTCTCGTCGAAAGCCTGCCGCTTGAAACGACTCCCAATCCTCGCCCGAGGCGAAACCGCGACCCTTGACGCGGGCGAAAGCCCCGATCACCTTGTCAACCATCTGGGGGTCGTCAGAGTGCTTGGCTGCTTGATCGGCCACAGCCTTAAACAAGACCATCGACTCTTTGCCGCTAAAACCCGCCGTGACGAGTTGTTTCACACCACTGATCACTTTATCAGTGTCGAGGGGTGTCTGTGTAGCCAACTCCTGAGCTTGTTTGAAAATAGCGACGGCCTCCTCTCGCGTTCCGAGCATGTACTCAAGGCCGGTGATTGCATTCTGTCGAAACTGCGCCGCGTCGAGGACAGCGCCGACAAAGCTTTCACCTACATCGGTGATCATGCCACCGACTTTTTGCACCATTCCGAAAGCGCCGGACAGCATCGCCCCTGGCGCCGACAACAACTTCTCACCAGCACCGCGTAGCATGCCGGTGCCGACCTCTCGGAACATGCGCCGCAGCTTGTCGCCGGTCGACTCGACGGCCTTGCCGAGGCCAAGTGCCTCTTTGCGGGCATCGACAAGCTCTTTCCGATACTTGCTCGTCATCAACGCCGCGTCGACGGCGCTGACGCCGCCCGCCTTCAACGCCTTGCTAAAAGCGTTGAAATCCCCCTTACTTGACGCGAACATATTGCTGACCTGCTTGTCGAGCTTGAGCAGGTTATCGCCCATCTTGTTGGCGACGGCAGAGACGTCGTCTTGTAGTGACGCTGACCAGACAGTGTTAGCCATGTGGCAAGGTAGCCGTGGCGAGGCTGCGATGGCGACGTCCCGCCCCACGCCGCCGACTCACCTTACACCATGGCCCTCAAAGTCAAGTCGTCAGGCATCATTCGTCAACTGGCCGTCAACCTCAAGCAGGCGCCCAAGCGCATTCAGCAAGAGGCGGCGAAACAGATTCAGCGGGAGCTAGCGAAAGCCATTGACAGGGAGTTCGAGACAAAGCAAGACCCGTACGGCAAATCGTGGCAGCCACCGAAGGACGGCGGCGAGACGATGCAGAAGACGGGACGTCTTCGTCGAGGCTTCGTTGTCGAGGTTGTCCCCGGCGGCGTCGGCTTGTCGGTGCGAATCACCAATGAGGTCGAGTACGCCAAATGGCTACAGAAGGGCACAGAGAAGATGGAAGCTCGCCGAATGATTCCCGACGGGACGTTGCCTGAGGCGTGGAAGCGCATTTTTGACGACACCTACGCGACGGCGATAGCTAAGTGGTACGCAGCGACGGAAGCGAGGCCATAGACGTCCCGTCGCCTCACCGCCAGCACCTCGCCGTCTACTCCACCTTGCCGCCGAGTGTGGTGATAATCGCTTTCGTGTTCTCGACGTTGTAGTGTGGCAGCCGTAGCAGTTGCCGCCACAGGTCCGCCGCCATCTGGGCGAGGCAGTAGCGACGAGCCAGCGACAACGACGACGAGGCTTCGACCAGGGCGTCGTCGTCGGGGACGCCGAGGACTTCGGCGAAACAGGCGACGGCCTCGGTGTGCGCGGCTTGCTCGGCTTGGGCGACTTCGGGGGCGACTGCGCGGGCAGGCCGCGACGCGGCAGCGTCGGCGCTAAAGCTGACCGTGCGGTACAGCTCTAGCCCTTTTTTTTAACGTCGATGCCCGTGAAACCAGCCAGCTTTTGCAGCTCGGACGGGTAGACCATGCGATGTGCCAGCGCAAACAAGTCGACGAGGTCGACGTATTCTTGCGTTCCCACCGACGGCCACAGCAGCCGCGACTCAAACGACAGGACGTTGGCGTCCATGCGCATGTTGGGGTCGTCAGGTGCGTCCCGTAGCTCGGCGATATACTTGCGGGCGTCCATGCCGCCGGGAACGCGCACGATGACGGCGTGCAGACCATCGGGGTGCGGCAGGATGCGAACAAACTTCGCCGACCCCGGCAGCTTCGCCGTCGTCGCCGCCTTGGCGTCGGCGAGCTTGAGACGTGCTGCCTCGATCATCTCGTCGTAGTCTTGCTCGCTCATCTCGTCGGTTTCGACGCCGAGCGGGTCAACGCGGGGCATCTCAGCCGGGACATCTTGGCCGGTGCCTTCAAGGGCGAGGCGCGTATGCCACACCACGGCGCAGCCGAGCTTGAACAAGGGTTCAGGGGTCTTCTTCTGCTTGGCCCAGTCGAGGGGGTGTTTGAGGATGGTCATCTTGATACGCCTTTCGGGGCTGTTGTCAGCCCAGTCTACGCCCGCGCCTTTGCTGCCAACAGCTTCGGCGACGCCTTGACGACGACCTTGCGACGTGCCGCCACGGCGACCGGGGCGCCAGTGCGGGGGTTGCGTGCCTTGCGGGCCGGGACGTGCTTGACACGGAAGTGGGCGAAGCCGCGCAGCTCGACGTCCTTGCCTTCCTGAAGAAAGGAGGTGAGGATGGCGATCAGGCTGTCGAGGAGGGCACGGGACTTGCTCGTCGTCAGCGACGACGACGAGGCGAGGGCCTTGGCGATCTCGGTGCGGCTGACTTTGATGGTCTTAGTTGGGGTCTTAGGGGACTTGGCTACGGACTTGGTGGTGGCTTTCATTGCGGTAACTCCTTAGTGCAAGGTAGGCTAAGGCGATGTCGAAAAAGGCTTGAAAAGGAAAAGGGTGTGGTGATATTGATTCAAAAGACAAGTACAGCATGCTCAGTGGACATCGCACTTGGCAATCTGACACTGAAAAGCTTCTCTACACCATCACGCGGCTAGGATGAGGAGACGATGAGACGATGAAGGCCAAAGACTTGAGTGTGGGTATGTGTGTGGCTGTCAAGCATGGAGGACAAGTTAAGAAAGCTTGGGTGCTTGAGGTCGGGACGCGGTGGTACTGGGAGCTGCTTGGCGGCTGGCGTCAACACAGTCAACCCGACACTAAGGCGGTAGCCCTTGCCATTGAGCATGCCCGCGACGACCTCGACCGTGATGTCGTCAAATTGTCGCGCATTATCAGCACTTGGGACGAGTACGCCGCCACGCAAAAGAAGAACCAAGAAGCAGCACAACGAGCCTATGAGAGGGCTCGTCGACGCGAGCGGGAGTCTCAGGAGAGGTTTGACAAGCTGAATCTGAGCGACGCCCAGCTTGAGGCGAACGGCTATGTTAGAATCAGTCTCGACGCGCTGGAGGCGCTGTCTCGTCGTCGCGACAGCGGCGCCTAGACTACGTCGGCAGCCCCGAGATGGGTAGGATACCATCCCACACGATCAATGCAACGTAAAGATTCATCTTCACCGACAGCACCGCGTTCCCTGCGCTCATGTCCATCGACTGGCCAGTGAGGCGACAGCCCTTCAGCACGTCGGTCATCACTGCTGGCTGCGGCTGCCCTTGGGGCACCCGAAGCTGATACTGCACGGTGATATCGAAGATCGCATCGTACAGTGAGTTCCCCTGCGGCGACGCGGCCTTGATGAGGTTGGTAAACTGCGACCAGTAGAGCTTCTGGACCTCAATGCTCCCACTAGCCTTGTACTCGCCGAGCGTCGAGCCCATCGGATACGGCGAGATGCCACGGGCCTCGGCGACGTCGTTGGTATCGCTGTAGTTCACCGAGTTGAAGAAGGTGAAGTACTGCCCGCTGATATTCACCGAGATGTTACTGTACTGGTACTGCAAAGCCCCGAAGGGCTGCGGGTACGTCTGATAAACGCTGTTCTGGGCCATTGCGTGAGCCTTTCGGAAGGCGGCATCCGCCGCCCAGGGTTAGGAGTTCAGGGTGCGGACGTAGCCGAGTCGCAGAGTGATCGACGTTGCTGGGGTTCTGCCGACGACGCTGACTTGTCCGGTGATCGCCCCCGTCGCCTGGAAGTTGGTGCCACGGTCGATGACGGTCTGCACCGCGCTGATGTGCTGCCGGGCGCCGCCCATGACCTCGCGGCGAATGCGATCGCTGACGTTGCTCTCAAGCCGCTGCGCCTCGATCTCGGCGAGCTGGCCAGTGCGCGGATCGGTGAGCAGATTGGCGTTGACGTTCTTTATGATCTCGTCGTATGCCACCGCCGCGACGACGTCGATGGTGCGTCGGTTGGTGACGAACATGTAGTCGTCCCCGGTGACGGTGAACATGAGACCTTGACGCACATACAGCCCGGTACGTCCCGGCCAAGTGCGGTACGTCACGAAGTTGTTGCTGTTCAACTCAATCAGCGTATCTTCGCTTTGCCACAGCGGCGTCACCGTCGTCGAGGCCACCCGCGTCGTCACGCCACGGACGTCGGTCTGAATACCGAAATCGGTGGTGCATTCAACGTGCGACGGCAGCTCCGAGATGGAGCAGATCATGAGCCGCGCCATGTACGAGGTGCCTACGTTCCGCCGATCGGTGGTGCCATAGAGCGGGTTGATCGTCTGCACCTCGCCCGCCGCCAAAGCGACGTGGGGGTTGGTGGCGATCTCAGTGAAGTTAGAAAGCAGCGCCGCCTTCCACGTCGACTCCGACGTGTTGCCCATGAAGGTGGCATCCATCGTGAAGGACTTGAACTTGCGCTTGCTATTCGCCAGCGTGTCAAGCCAATCATTCATCGTCGTCACGTCGGCCATGGCGGCATCGCCGACAGCATGGCCGACGCTGAAGCCATCGAGTGCAGCCTCGTTCGCATACAGGACGGCGAGAGCCTCAGCGAGATCGGCATTCGTCCACGACGGTGGCGTCGTCTCGAAGGTGTAGATGTCGCCGGTCGCACAGGTGACGGCAAGGGCTTGATACGAGGACTGCATCCCGACGATGCCAGTGCCCGCACCGCTTGCGGCTGCGCTGACAAGCAGGGTCGCCGTCGCCGAGGCGTTGACAGCAGCGGCGATTGCCGTCGCCGTCGAGGTCTGAATGCCATTGGCGTCGGTCGCCGGGTAGACGGTGATCGACTTGCCGCTGACGACGACGCTGATCGTTGCCGACGAGCTGCCAGGGTTACCGTGGCGAACCTGGACGCCCTCCACCTTCGGGGTGTAGGCGACCTGGCTGTCAGCAAATCCGGTCGCGCCGTGGGCGGCAATGAGGCCGGTGCCCGCGCCGACAGCGACCGAGGAGACGAGCGCGGAGGCCGGGACACTGGCGAGGATTCCCGCGACGATGTCGTTGGCTGTGGTCGTCGCCACTCCCGCGCCGTCGGTGGCGCTGTTGACGGTGATCGCGTTGCCGACGACACCGACGCTGAATGCGGTGCTGATACCGGCGATGACGTGTGCGACGGTGACGGCGGCGTCGATCTTCTTGGTGTAGACGACATCACCCGGCACGGTGGCGCCGGTCAAGCGCAGCGAGCCGAGGACCGGCACAGCCAGCAGCGTTGCGTTGGCGAAGGTGAGGAGCACACCAGTCGGCTGCGGCGTCTGCCCGCCCGCGTAGGTGGTCATCTCAAGTAGACCCGTCGAGGCCAGCGTCAAGGGGCGGCTGTAGCTGTAGCCGTTGTCGAGGCTGACGAGCACCTTGGGCACCGTCCCGCCGCTGACACCGATGACACCACCCGACTGCACAACGACCTTCGCGTAGTAGCGATCACCAGGCGTCGAGAAGACGGCGGTGAGCGACTGCGTCCCGATCGGGGCGACCGAGGCGGTAATCGACAGCACCTTGGCGACGACGAAGCTGGTGACGAACGTACCAGGCGCCGTCACCGACAACGTCCCGGTCGTCGTGTCGCCGTTGACATCGACGTAGGTGACGGTCAGCGTATGCGCGACCGTACCTGCGCCAGCCGTCACGGTGAGCGGCAGCGGCACCGACGGAGTCGTCCACCCGGTCGCCATGAAGGCGTTGTAGTTGGTGGTCGACGATGCCGTCGGGGCGTCGACAGCGGCGTGCAGGGTGTAGCTATTCAGCGTCGCCGTCATGCTGCCGTAAGACGTTGGCGACGATGAGGCTGGCGTCTTGGTGACGCTGCCAATGCTACCGTTCGTTGATGCGTTGATGCGCATCAGGTAGACGGGGCCGCTGTAGGTGGTGTGATGACCACCGGACGCGACGAGGGGGCCGTGGAAGAATTGCAGTACCGACGATGCCTGGGTGCAAAGCGTCGGACGCAGAAGGGGGCCACCGGACGCAACTCCAATCTTTAGAGCCGTGTTCGTGGCCAAGTTAAGGGCTGCCTGGAGGCTGCCGTCGAGGAATTGGATATTTGCGGACGGGTTAACTGCCATGGGGTAAGGTAGGTTAGGGGTCTTGAATGGTGGCGGAGATGGGGGCTTGACAACGGGACGTCACCTAGGTAATCTAGTCGCATGAGCTGGCCGCGCTGTCCAAAGTGCAAAGTAGGTCTTGTCGGTGCCACGAGGACGATGAGAGGACGATCGCGTTGGTGCTCCGAGACGGGATGTGGTTGGCGGGACTTCGAGCCTGAAGCTGAAGTCCGACCATGGCCAACACGAGAACTCCATGACGAGGACGCGATCCGTGCCACACCACCCGTGCTCGTCAAGCAGCAAGGCGACGACTGGACGACGCTGATTGGTCGATTCGACGACCGCCTAGGCAACTACTACGTCGCCGCTCATCCTGGGCACAAGCGACCCCACGAATGCTTTTGGCTCATCGCGGGACCGTACACAAGCCATCGCGTTGCCTGCGAGCAGCTACGGCACGTCCGCGATACCGTCGAGCGCTTGGAGCCTGCCAGGGCTTTCGGGATGCGCTGGATCACAGCCCGCACCGGAGTTGACGACAAGAGGCTGACCCCGCTTGGGCTAGGACAGCGACGAGACGTCGGCGATGTATTCCGCGTGGAGGAGGCAACGAGATGACAAGAGACTACACTATAGAGATTCTGATTGTGGGCTTGCTTCTGCTGCTTGTGTTGCCAGGTGCCAAGTGTGATAATGCCCCACTGCCTACGCCTTGCGAAGCCCGCAAGTGCCCCGTGCCTCTTGCTCCGCGCAAGCTGGCGACGGGACGTTACACAACCGAGTGCGTCTGTGTTCAGCTACCCGGAGACTAGTCTCGTCACTATCTCGCCATCTCGCAGCCACCCCAAAAGGAGCCCCCCTTGTCCTACCATCACCCCACCCTCACCATCACCGACGACGACGCGAAGCCGTCTCGTCGTCAACCCCGCAAGGGCCGCGCTTTCAGCGTCAACCTCGTCGCAATGCTGACGTGGGGAACAGTACGCAAAAGCGATCACAAGATGAAGGTGCCCGTGTTTCTCGACTTTGTCGGCACAGAGTCAGAGCACCGCGCTTTCGTCGCCAACCTGCGCTGCGGTCGCGCCGCCACCATCGGCACCGGCTCGACGTCGCTGTTTGAGCTACCACGTTCCGACACCCACATCTTCGCGCCGCCGTCTCGCTGCGACTTCGGCGTCCGGCAGATTGTCTATTTGGCGGAGATCTTCGACCTCGAAGTCAAGTCGCCGTCGGCGACGGCGTGCTGCGTTGCGATGCCGCCGCTGTCATTATTGTCAACGGTGACGGTGGAGGAGCTTGACGCCGTCAAGGCTACCGTCGCGCTACTGAATCGACAGCGACAGCGCCAAGCCGACGAGATGATGGCGGCTTTCGAGGCTGCCGAGGCCGATCGCGGAGGGCGCTATTACAGTCGACCGCCGGATGTGCCGAAGCAGCTTGACCTCGATGACGAGACGATGCGATATTGGGCGCTGATCGCTCGCGAGCTGTGCGTTCGCCTTGACAGCCGTACGGAGTACCCAGTGCCGCCTGAGCCTGAGTTTCGAGCGCTGTTTCTGTATTG